GCAGCACCTACACCTGATCCCATTCCTTCAATGGAAAACACCACCCCCGATCTGGCCGTGGTGCGGGCCGAAGCCGCCGAGGCTGAGCGCGCCCGCATTGCGGACATCACTTCCCTGACCGCCAAACACGGCATGGAAGACCTTGGCCGTCAGCTTGTGGAGTCTGGTCGTTCTATCGACGAGGCCCGCGCTGCCGTGCTCGACAAGCTGAACATCAAAGAGGAACCCGTTCAAATGAGCGCCGCTGAAATCGGCCTGAGCAAAGAAGAGGCCCGGAGCTTCTCTTTCCTCCGCGCCATCAACTACCTGGCCAATCCCGCTGACCGTTCGGCCCGTGAGGCCGCCAGTTTCGAGATTGCCGCTTCTGAGGCTGCTGCAGCCAAGCTCGGCCGTCAGTCCCGCGGCATCACGATCCCCATGGACGTGCTGACCCGCGATCTGAACGTCGGCACTGCAACCGCTGGCGGCAACTTGGTCGAGACCCAACTGGATTCGGCCAACTTCATCGACCTGCTGCGCAACGCCTCTGCACTGGACGCCGCTGGCGCCACCGTGCTGACCGGCCTGACCGGCAACGTCAACATCCCTCGCCAGTCCGGCGCTGGCACTGCTTACTGGGTGGCTGAGTCCGGCTCGCCCACCGAGTCCCAGCAGTCCATCGACCAGGTCGCCCTCACACCAAAAACTTGTGGGGCATTTACTGACTACAGCAGAAAGCTGCTGATCCAGTCCTCCATCGACGTGGAGAACATGGTCCGCAACGACTTGGCCCGCGTTATCGCTCTTGAGATCGACCGCGTTGGCCTGTACGGCACCGGCTCCAGCAACCAGCCTCTGGGTCTGAAGGACACCAGCGGTATCGGCACCGAAGATTTCGCCGCCGACACCCCGACCTTCACCGAGGTTGTGGCTCTTGAGTCTGACGTCGCCACCGGCAACGCTCTGCTCGGCCAGCCTGTCTACCTGATGAACGCTGCAATGCGCGGCGGTTTGAAGACCAAGGCCAAGGACGCAGGTTCCGGCCTGTTCGTCATGGAAGGCGATCTGGTGAACGGCTACCGCGGCATCCTGTCCAACCAGGTTGCATCCGGCGATCTCTGGTTCGGCAACTTCGCCGACCTGATCATCGGCTATTTCTCGGGCCTTGACCTGATGGTTGATCCTTACACCCACAGCACCTCCGGCACCGTCCGCGTGGTTGCTCTGCAGGATGTGGATGTGGCCGTTCGTCATCCCGAGAGCTTCTCCCGCGGTAACAACACCCTCTGATCATGCTGATTGAAGTCCTAAGGCAGACAATGCTGGCCGGACAAGTTGTGCGGGTTGGGGAGGTCCATGAGGCCTCCCTCTCCGACGCGAAACTACTGATCGGCATTGGAAAAGCAGTTGAGGCCACAAAGAAGGTGGCCGAGCCGGTTCAGGAAAAAGCTGAACCTCAACCGAAACCAACACCTCGACGGAGGGCCAAACAATGACCATCCTGAATCTCGGCACTAAAACAACGGTGCTGAGCCTTCTTGCTAATGACGTGGTGACCGCCACCGGCACCGGCTCCGCAGTTGACCTGCTCGACTACGAGGGCGACATCGCCGTGATCCTCGACGCCGAAGCCGGCGGCGCTGGCATCACCTACGCGGTGAAGCTGACCGAATCTGACGCATCTGGCGGCACCTACACCGACGTGACCGGCGGTGCATTCACCACCACCACCGCTAACACCGCACTGGTCGAAAAGATCAGCGTCAACACCGACGGCATGAAGCGTTTTGTGAAAGCAAGCGTGACCGTGGCCGGTGGTACTGGTGCAGGTGCTGTGAGCGTGGTTGCTCTGGGTTCTAAGAAGTACGGCTGATCATGGCCATTACTGAGGATCTGGATGTCTTTTTGGCCGACTTTGGCGTTTCCTGCACTGCGGGCGCGACCACGGCCAATGGAATCCTGGACATGCCCAGCCAGGTTGTCAGCGATGGGATGGTGCTCACCACCGATTACACGCTGACCGCCAGAGCCTCAAACTTCGGAAGTCTCGTCCGCGGTAACTCGATCACTGTGGACGGGACTTCTTACACCGTCAGAGAGACCATGTTGCTGGATGACGGCAAGTTTGTTCAAATCGCGTTGCAAAAAACCTGATGGCAACCATTATTGGCGGCAACGCGGATAGGCCCGCGAATATCCACACCTTTGCAGCGATTGCTGATACCACCGGCAGCAGTGCCATGGTTGAATGCGATGGCCAGGTGATCAGCAGCTTTGAAAAGATCACTGGCGGCCAAATCACCTACGCCCTGCAAGGTTCGATGAATGGAACCGACTGGGCAAATTTGGATGACACAAAAACAAAGGACGTCGGGAACCATATTCACAGCTACAACGGCTATGCAGTTCGTTATCTGAGGCTGAATGTGACAGCCAACTCAGCCGGCCGTAGCATCACAATGACGGTCTGCTGCGACTAATGACAACGCGCCGGGAAAGCATTCTCACAGCGATCGCCACGGTGCTAACTGGCACGACTGGCGTCAGCACTCGAATTTATCGCAGCAGGGTTGAGCCGCTAACGCGTGGCGAATCACCGGCGCTAGTGATTGAGCCGATCAGCGATACGGCCGAGCAAAACACCAGTCTCCCAAAGCTGGATTGGAGTCTTACGGTTCGAGTCAGCGTGATTGTGCGCGGCATCGTGCCGGATCAGCAAGCTGACGCAACGGTTGAAAGCCTTCACAGCAAGATGATGTCAGACCTGACTTTGGGCGGATATTCATACGACGTCCAGCCGGTCGGGGTTAGCTTTGATTTAGTCGAAGCCGACCAACCTGCTGGCGTTATTTCCTGCGATTACTTGGTGCGATATCGCACGGCGCTTGCAGATCTCACCACTGGGTAGTAGCTACGATGATTGATGAAAACCAAGGTTTGGGAGGTAGTTACCTCCTGGATCCAAAAACCGGCAAGCGAAAGCTCGTCGAGCGGACACAGCCGGCCCCTCAACCCCAACCAGAGGTAGCCACCGATGGCATCAGTTCTGACCCGCCGGCGTCTGCTGTTGGCGAAGATCGAAAGCACCTACGGAACCGATCCGACTCCAAGCGGCGCCAGTAACGCGATCCTGGTCCGCAATCTTGACATTCAGCCTTTGGTGGCTGATACCGTCAACCGCGATCTGGTTCGCCCTTACATGGGCCAAGCTGACCAGCTGCTGGCACAAACCCGCGTCGAGGTGACGTTTGAGGTTGAGCTGGCTGGTTCTGGCACTGCAGGCACTGCTCCGGCTTATGGCCCGTTGCTTCGCAGTTGTGGCCTCAGCGAGACCGTGGTGGCCGACACCAGCGTGACCTACGCCCCTGAATCCAGCGGATTTGAGAGCACCACGATCTATTACCACCAGGACGGCATTCGCCACAAGGTCACCGGCTGTCGCGGCAGTTTTGAGTTGTCTGGTGAGGTTGGCGGCATTCCTGTCATCAGTTTCTCGATGACCGGGATCTATAACAGCCCGACCGACGAGACTCTGCCGACCCCGACCTACAGCAACCAAGCCACCCCGCTGCTGTTCAAGCAGGGCAACACCACCAGTTTCTCGGCCTTCGGCTTTAGCGGTGTGATGCAGTCCTACAACTTCAACATCGCCAACTCGGTGATCTACCGCGAACTCGTTGGTGGCAGCAAAGAAATTTTGGTTGTAGATCGTGCCCCCAGCGGCACTGTGGTGATCGAAGCTCCGACCATTACGGACAAAGACTTCTTCACCGTTGCCACTGGAACCAGCACCGGCTCGATCACCTTCCAGCACGGAAGCACTGGCGACAACATCGTCACGATGACCACCGCGCAGAGCGATCTGGGCAACCTGAGCTATTCAGACCAGGATGGCATCCAGATGTTGCAGATGCCGTTCATTGCCGTTCCGACCAATTCGGGCAATGATGAGCTGAGTCTCAGCTACACCTAAACCTTGGCGTTTGTTCTAAAACGGTCTGGCTCTTATTCTTGGCCCGTCAATTTCGACGTTCCCGTCGATGGCGGCCGGCATGAGCGCCAGACTTTTGACTGCGAATTTAAGCACCTGTCTCAAACTCGCATCCAAGAGATCACTGATGGCATCGGTGCCGACGAGCTAACTCCTTTAGAAGTTGCCTCTGAGGTGCTGGTGGGCTGGTCTGGCGTTACTGACGACGAGGGCAAAGAGGTGCCCTTTAGTCAAAAAAGCATGGCCGAGCTACTCGAAGTCCCAATGCTGGCTGGCGCCATCGTGATGGCTTATTTCGACAGCCTGAACGGAGCCAAGCGAAAAAACTAGCTGAGGCCGCAGAGCATTGGGCAACCGGCGGCGTTATTGACGAGGTTGCCGACGATGCCGCGGCCATGGGCATTGAGATCCCGGACTTGCCGCCTCCACCTGAAGAGAATTTTCAGGTGTGGGAGAGCAACTGGGACACCGTGCAGATGTTCCTGCGCCTGCAGACGCAATGGCGCACAAACATGGGCGGACTGACGGGTTTGGACTATACAGCGGCCGAATGGCTGTTTAAGCTGTACTCAGTAGAACAGCCGCGCGAGCTACTGGAGGGCCTGCAGGTCATGGAAGCGGCAGCAATGAGCAAGCTCAACAAATCCAGCTAGCCATGACACTGAACCGCGACGCTGCTTTTCGGCTAAAGGTCAACGTTGATGGCGCCAATCAGATCAGCGCGTTCAGCCGTAACCTGAAAGGATTAGAGAGTACTGCAAAGCTAAACAAGGTCCAACTGGGCCAGATGAATATCCAGATCAACCGCATGGCGCGGGAGGCTGGAAATACTACGGCTGGGATTCGGCAGCATATTGCTGCACTGACCACGCTGCGGGACCGGGTTGATCTCAACAGCAACGCCTACAAGCGCCTTGGCCGTGAGATTGACCAGTTGCAGGTCAAGTTGAGGCGCGCCACGGCAACAGCTGAAGGCCCTGCCGCTGGCTCTCGCGGCGGGGCTGGTTTACCTGGCGCATTGCTTGCTTTTGGTGCAAAAGCGGCAGCAGTTTCCGCTGCGATCACCGGCGCCGCCCTGTTCACCAGGCAGATCACTGATGTTGGCGTTGCTTCTGTCGAATCGCAGCGTCGTCTGGATCTCCTGAGCCGTGGTTTCGATGATTTCGGCCGCGTTCAAGACGCCGCATCTGCGGCGGCCACAAAATTTGGCTTGACACAAATTGAAGCAAATCAGCAGTTTGCTCAGATCTATGCGCGTTTGCGTCCTGTTGGTTTAACGCTGAAACAAATCACTGGCGTCTACAACGGTTTTAACACTGCAGCCAAGCTCAGTGGCACTAACGCGCAAGAGGCGTCTAGCGCATTCCTGCAGCTCAGCCAAGCATTGGGATCTGGTGTCCTGCGCGGTGAAGAGCTAAATAGCGTTTTTGAGCAGACGCCTGTAATTGTTCAGGCGATTGCCAAAGAAATGGGCGTCGCCATTGGAGAGATTCGAGATCTCGCCAAAGAGGGCAAGATCACTAGCGACATTGTTCTCCGGGCATTGCAGACCATCGAACGCGATGGAGCAGACAAGTTGACCGAGGCAATGAAAGGCCCGGCCCAGCAGTTCAAAAACCTAGAAATTGAGGTTACAAACCTTAAGCAGGCTTTTGCAGACTTGGCACTGCCAACCATTGTCGAGGGAACAAAAGGCCTTGGCAACGCGGCTGCAGATGCAACCACTTTCGTCGAAGACTTTGGCGATGCGTGGAAGTATGTCACCGCTCAGATTGACAAGCTATTTCCAAAGCTGCCCAGCCTAGAAAAACAACTTAAAGAGCTTTTCCCATTTTTAAGTGGAGTGGGGATGATTGCGCAGGCGACCCCAGGGATCGTTAAGGATCTGGCCCGTCGGCAAAGACAAGCGGAAAAAGATGCTTTTATTGGCCCACCGGCTCCTGAGTTTTTTGGGCCAGGATTTGGGCCTGAAAAACCAGAGCCAGAAAAACCAGAGCCAGAAAAGCCTGATCCCAACAAAATCAAAGAAATCACCCAGATTCAGCTAGATGCTGGTCTAAGACTGCTTGCGGCAAAGCAGACCGGCAATGATCTGCTGATAGCTGAGCTTCAATATGAGGCCAGCTTGGCTGATCTTGATCAACAGAAGATGGGCGTTCGGGCGCGTGAGCTGGCCGAAGCTGAGCTGGCCAATAATCTGCTGCTGACCCAGCTGGATTACGCCGAGCAGATTGGCCGGGCTATCGCGCAGGATTTCATCAAAAGGCAGAACCTACAAGACAATTACAACAGAACGGTAGAAGAGCTAAAGATAAAGGCTGGCATTATCACCAGCGAGGAAGCCAAGCAGCTTCAAATTAAGCATCAGGTTGAGTCAATTCTCAAGCGACTGCCGGGACTAACCGAAACCCAGATAGCCAAAATTAAAGAGCTTGTAGCTGCGACCAACGAATCAGGGAAGAGCTTCAAAGAAGCATTCGAAGACAAGATCGAGGATTACAAAGAGAGTTTGGCCGACTTTGGTGGTCAAACTGCTGATCTGGTGATTGGTGCGTTTAAGGGCATGGAGGATGCGCTGACTGAATTTGTCATGACCGGAAAGGCAAATTTTGCCGATTTGGCACGTTCAATCATTGCCGACATTACCCGGATTGCTATCCGCCAAGCAATCATTAGGCCTTTGGTTGGCGCGTTGTTCCCAACGCCTAACGCGATGGGCAACGTGTTCGCATCAAATGGAATTGTGCCATTTGCCAAGGGTGGCATTGTTGACAAGCCCATGCTTTTCCCATTTGCCAAAGGGATAGGCTTAATGGGCGAAGCCGGCCCTGAAGCGATCATGCCTCTCAAGCGTGGCCCTGGTGGTCGGCTTGGTGTTGAAGCTTCAGGCGGCAGTACCAGCGTTGTCGTGAACGTCGATGCCAAGGGCACTCAGGCACAAGGCGATCAACCAAATTCTGCAGCCTTAGGCCGTGCCATTGGTGCTGCGGTGCAGGCAGAATTGATTAAACAGAAACGTCCGGGAGGCTTGCTGGCCTGATGGCTACTTTTCCGTCGATTGAACCAAGCCTGGGCATTAACAAGACCAGCGCACCGCAAATTCGAGCAACTCAGTTTGGCGATGGGTACCAACAGCGCGTCACCTTTGGATTGAACCAGAACCCCAAAGTTTGGAATTTGACTTGGGAATTTATTAGCGAAACCGATGCTGACACCATCGAGACATTTTTGGATGCTCGCGCTGCGGATGCTGCCAGTTTTGACTGGTCCCCTCCTGATGAAGACAACACCTACAAATGGATTTGCCTGCAGTGGGACAAGACACTGAACTACCCAACGCTTCGCACTATCACAGCCACTTTCCAGCAGGTCTTTGAGCCCTAAACTGCTGTCATAGGAGACTGTCCATGAGCACCATCGTCACCCGAGCTGGGAAAGGCACACCGCTCACGCACACGGAGCTGGACGCCAATTTCACCAACCTGAACT